GTAAGAAAGACTATACCATCATTAAAGAAAACAGTAATGAAAGACTTTAAGGATATTTTAATTGGTATTGGCATATGGGATGAGAATAGATTAAACATTGCAGATAGAGTATACAATCTTGCTAATGGTGGAATGATACAATTTATGAATACCGATGACCCTGATAAGTTAAGAGGATTAAAGTCGGACATACTCTTTATAGATGAAGCAAACGAAGTAGATGATGATGCATACTTTCAGTTGAGTATAAGAACAACAGGTAAGATAATACTTGCATACAACCCAACTGTATCACCTTATAGTTGGTTAAGACAGATGCAAGATTGTGAAAGATACACTACTAACTACAAAGACAATCCTTATCTACCAAAAGAAATGGTTAAGTCTATTGAGGACTTAGAACAAAAAAACCCTAAGTTATGGAAGATATATGGATTAGGTGAATACGCTGCAAACGATAAAGCAATATACCAATTTGAAGTTGTAGATGACTTTGATGCAGAGTTTGTAGCGTTTGGATTAGATTGGGGATATGGTGGAGATGAACTTGCATTAGTTGCAGTATTCAAAGAAGGTGAGAACCTTTACTTAGAAGAACTGATATATGAGAAAGGAATGGTAATGAAAGATATTAGTGATAGATTGGAAAAGCTAGGTATAAATAAATCATATGAGATATTCTGTGATAGTAGTGAACCTAGAAGCATAGAAGAACTATATAGATGTGGGTTTAATGCCAAAGCAGTTAAGAAAGGTCCTGATAGTATTAGGTTTGGTATTTCAGTATTGCAGAATTATAAACTACATATACTAAAGACATCAACTAATTTAATCAATGAGATGTATGGATATCAATATGCAACTGATAAGCATGGATATACAACGGACACACCTGAAGGTGGCTTAGACCATTTACTGGATGCTGCACGATATGTAGGTATGATGAAATTAACACAGAAAGCAGTAAGGAAAGGTTCTTACGCTATAACGATAAGATAGTATGGAAAAACAAATATGGAATGAAGAGGAGTTGAAAAACTTAATATTATATGCAAAAGAGATGCAATCACACAATGAGGAATTAAGAGCAAAGATAATTGCAATGGACGCAATGTTGAAAAACGAAATGAGTAAAACAAAAAGACTAACACAAATAATAAAATTATATGAAGCAAACAATTAAAGTACAAGTATTAACAGATTGGAAAGATGTTACTCTAAAGAAATATTTAGATATGATGGGTGATATAGAAGCATACAAAGATGACGAAGAGGCAGTGACTGCTTTAATGCTACATCACTTATGTGGTATTCCATACGAAGAATTAAGTAATGTTGCAACTGAAAGTTATAATACATTAAAAGAAAAACTAACTAAGTTCTTAAAGCCTGAGGATATGCCATTAGAAAAGTTTGTAACTATTGGAGATACTCAATACGGATTTGAACCTAACTTATCTAAAATGTCTTATGGTGCATACGCAGACATCTCACAATACGATACAATTGCAATAGACAAGAATTGGGGAAAGATAATGTCAATACTATACAGACCTATTACAAAGAAAGATAAGCATGGTCTATATCAGATAGAACACTACACAGGCAACATAGATGATAAGATGTGGTTAGATACCACTATGGATATACACTTTGGAGCCTTGTTTTTTTTTCTAAATTTGCAACTGGACTTAATGAAAGATACCCTGAACTCTTTGACGGAGACGGAGTTTCATCCCAACATCAATACAATTTTGGCAGAAAGTGGAGAAGCTATTCAACGATATTCGAACTTGCAGAAGGAGATATCGAAAAAATAGATAGAGTAGTAGAGGAACCACTAGAGAAGTGTTTATTATTCCTTGCATACAAATCTGACAAAAATAGATTAGAGAGTATGTTGCATAGAGAGTCTCTTAAGAATATCAAATAAGTCAATCATTTTTACAAATAGTATTGTTAAAGATAAAAACATTACATATGCCTTGGAGCAATAGTAGAAATGGTGCGTTAAGATACTCAGTTAATCGTGAGAATAACTCGGGATATTATATCGGGCCAACTAGAGGTTTATCATCACCTAAGAATAGTAGACGAGCATGCCTATGTTTAGAATCAGACACTTACGATGTTAAGTGTTGTCAAGGTGCTTTGATGCAACAAGGTATAGGTGTGATACAAGGAACAGGTGTAACAATTCAAGGTGGAGCATTTAGTAGTGGATTTAGTAGTGGATTTAATATAACTTAAAAATAAAATATAATAATATGGGCTTAACTAAAGCACAATTAGAAGCATTAAACATCTCATCTTTCCCAGACAACACATCAGAATTGATTACGCCTGAGATATTGAGAACATATAACTCTGCTTCAATTGCAAATACCGTAAATCAGGACACATATACAACAGATAGTGCATCATTTGATAGTAGAATAGACTCAATCGTAACAGGTACAGGGTTTGTGACTACTTCTTCTTTTAATGCATACACCTCATCTAACGATAATAAAGTAAACTCTTTAATCAATGCAACTGCATCATATGCTAATTCAGCTAGTGTTGCAGTGGTAAACAATGCACAACAAGAACAAATAAATAGTTTGATTGCATTTACAGGAAGTAATACTAATACATCGTTAAACTCTTATACTGCATCTAACGACACTAAGTGGTCTAACTTAGGTGCACAAACTGGAAGTTTTATAACTGAAAGTGAGACTGGTAGTTTTGCAACATCTGCAATCACTGCAAGTTCTTTAATTACTGCATCTATAAGTGGCCAAACACTAACATTTACTAAAGGTGATAGTTCTACATTTGGTGTTATTATACCTACTGGAAGTGGTGGAGGAACAACCGACATTACTGCATTGAATGCATTTACTGCATCTCAATTAACAATCAATACTGGATACAATACTGCAACTGCATCTTTGAATAGTTCTGTGACACAATTGAATGCAAATACAGCATCTCAACAAGCACAAATCAATTCATTAAATACAACAACTGCAAGTTTATTAATTGAAACTGCTAATTTAGAATTATTTAGTGCATCTACATTAACGAGATTAACAAATATAGAAACTACTACTGCATCATTAAATAGTTCTGTAACTCAGTTGAATGCAAATACAGCATCTCAACAATCACAGATAGATAGTTTGATTAGTGCAACCGGGTCTTACTCTACATCATCTGTAAGTTTGACATCATTGAATAGTTTTACTTCATCTCAGTTAACAATCAATACTGCAATAGGTGCAAGTACATCATCATTGAATACTGCAACTGCAAGTTTATTTACATCTACAAGTTTAAGTTTAACAACTGCATCTTTTAGTGGTAATACTTTAACATTCACAAAAGGTAACGGAACTACATTTGGTGTGGTTATTCCTGATGTTAGTGGTAGTGGTGTTCCAACGGGTACAATCTCAGGTAGTTCTCAAATAACTGACTTAGGTTTTGTAAGTTCATCGGTAACTGCATCATCTTTAATTACTGCATCTGCAGCTGGTTCAACGATTACTTTTACTAAAGGAGACGCATCTTCATTTAGTGTAACTGTTGATACGGGTAGTGCAGGAACTACAATATATGATACAGTATATACAGGTCAAAATATAACAAAAGGTGACCCATTATATATTAGTGGTTCGCAAGGTGCTAACCCAATAGTATTCAAAGCAGATGCAAGTAATCCGGCTAAGATGCCAGTAATATATGTAGCAGCTTCAACAGTAGCAGTAAATAATACAACTGAAGCAATTATATTAGGTCATATAGAAGGAGTTGATTTAACAGGCTATGTAGCAGGTCAAACAATATATGTAGCAGAAGGTGGTGGATGGTCAGCTAACTTACCATCAGGTAGTGCATCTATTACTCAATTATTAGGAGTAGTAACTAAAGGTGGTAATGGTGGAAAAGGATTGGTATTAAACCCAGGTCCTGCACAATTACCAGGTTTAGATACAGGCAAAATGTGGGTAGGTAATGGTAGTAATCAACCAGTAGAAATAACAACTGCATCATTTGCAAGTAGTGCATCATTCAATTCGTATACATCATCTACTAATACTAGATTAACAAATATAGAAAGTACGACTGCAAGTCTTTTAGTTGAAACACAAAACTTAGAATTGTTTAGTGCAAGTGCATTGATATCATTAAGTAATTTAAATACTGCAACTGCATCTTTATTTACTTCTACAAGTTTATCTTTAACAACTGCTTCGTTTAGTGGAAATACTTTGACTTTTACAAAAGGTAATGGTACAACATTTGGTGTAGTTATTCCAGATGTTAGCGGAAGTGCAGGTAATTTTGTAACTACATCTTCATTTAACGCATATACTGCATCTCAAGAAATATTAAATACTACATTTGCAACAACAGGTAGCAATACCTTTACAGGTGGAAATACATTTAACCAACAAGTAGATTTACTTGCTGATGCATCATTAGTATTTCGTGGTAATGGAGCTCCATCAACTTTAGTAGGTATACGAAATCCTAGTGGGTCATTAGAAATTATTTCATTAGGAACTAGTAAAAAGGTTGATTTACAAAACCTTTCCCTATTAGTTAGTGGAACATTTACTGCATCACTAGAAGAAGGATATGCATGGGTAGGTGGAGCAGGTAATATATCTAAATTAGTAGCAACCAGTTCATTCGGTGGAGGTAGCACAATTGACACAGGTAGTTTCGCAACAACAGGTAGTAATGCATTCTTTGGTACAAACACATTTAGTGGAGCAGTATCATTTACAGGCAGTGCACCTTCAATATTAAGTCAATCATTTAGTGGTAGTTTAATTACTAACCTAACTGACATATACACAGATGTAGCAGCAGTTCAACAAATAGTAACTTTAACTTCTGCATCATACGCTGCATTAGCAAGTGGTAGTTTGACTAATCCAAATACATTATATATCGTATCTGGAAGTACAAGTGGTAGTGGTGGAACAACTATACCAGCAGGAACAATTAGTTCTTCTGCACAAATCAGTACATTAGGTTTTGTAAGTTCATCGGTAACAGCAAGTAGTTTAATTACTGCATCATTTAGTGGAAATACTTTAACATTTACAAAAGGAGATGCAAGTACATTTGGAGTAGTTATTCCTGATATTAGTGGTAGCACAATCAACACAGGTAGCTTTGCAACAACTGGAAGTAATTCATTCATAGGTAATCAAATTATAACAGGTAGTGAATTATTAGTATTAGGAGAATTTCCCCAAATAAGAATGCAAGCAAACGCAGAAGGTAGTGGCTCTCAATATCCAGGCCTTAGTGTTGTTGTAGATAGTAAAGTATATCAAGGACCAGGAGTATTTGGTGCATTTGGTGTATACGATGCAGGACAAGACCCTACAAAAACAATAATGTCGATGGCAGCCAGTTCATATACAAGATTTAATCCTGAAATGGTTGGTGGTTTATTTGGTGGTGGATTAAATGACGCAGGTGAAGACTCGGTTATCTTATTGAGAACAGGTAGTGCTACTATGTATGTAGAAAAACCTACAATATTTAGATATAATGCAAATATAGAAGGTAGTTTAACTGCATCTTTACAAACTGGATATGCATGGGTAGGTGGAGCAGGCAACATATCTAAATTAGTTGCAACAAGCTCATTTGCAGGAAATACAATCGACACAGGTAGTTTTGCAACAACAGGTAGCAATACATTTAATGGTAATCAAATTATAAATGGTACTGTAACAATATCAGGAAGTGCAACAACTGACTTAACAGTAGTAGGACAAATATTTGTTTCTTCATCTGCAACAGCTGCAGCAACTGCACCTAAGATTACAGTATCAGGGTCTGCAGGAACTTCTACAATCAATAGAAATAGTATATCAACTAGAAATACTACCAACACTGCACAATTAAGTCCTGCAATTGTATTTATGAATGTAACTGCAACTTCGGATGAAATTGGTTTTTCTGTTGACCCGGCCAATTTCCCTAACTGGTCATTTGGACCTGGTATATATGTTAATAATACAACTGATACTTACCCTGCTATATTCGGTTTCCAAAACAAAGCAAACTATACAGATGGTAGAGTAACAGTATTGACACCATTGATAGCACAATCAGGTAGTATAATTACAGGTAGTTTAGCAGTACAAGGTGATGTAAACATAACAGGTCAATACTTAGTAAACGGAGTTCCAATTAGTGGTAGTGGAGGTGGAACAACTGACACAGGTAGTTTAATGAGAACTGGTAGTGTAGCAGGTAATGTATTAACATTTACAAAAGGAGACGCAACTACATTTAGTTTAACAGTAGAAACGGGTAGTGGTGGAAGCACACCTGAAGGTACTGTATCATCATCTGCACAAATACTAAACTATGGTATATTTGCAACAACAAGTTCAAACTCATTTAACGGAAACCAAACAATAACAGGTAGTCTTATTCAATCAGGTGCAGTAAGTATACAAGGTAATACTACATTTATAAATAAAAACGGAGATAGTAGTAATGTTATATTAGGTAATAATGCAATGAGTAATATAACTGGTAGTATTGCAAATAGTATTGCAATTGGAAGTGGTGCAATGAGATACGCTAGTGGGTCAAATCAAAATGTGGCCATAGGTGAAAATGCATTAGCAGTGACAATTGGTACTAATAACTTTGGATTGGGTGCTGAAGCATTGGCAAACAATACATTTGGTAGCCAGAATGTGGCAATCGGTGTAGGTGCATTAAATAAAAACACAACAGGTGGTCTAAATACTGTAATAGGTAATGATGCAGGATTTTTTGCAAGTGGAAGTCAAAATACATATATCGGTGCATCATCTGGTAATAATATAACAGGTAGCAATAATACAATATTAGGTAGATATCAAGGTAGTGCAGGTCAAACATTAACTAATAATATCATTCTTGCAGATGGTAGTGGTACTGCAAAAGCACAATATAGTGGAAGTGCATGGTCATTACAAGATGAAATTAAACTTAATAAAGGAAGCAATAAACCTTGTGATGTTGTAAATGTTTTAAATGGTACTGCGACAATAAATAATTCATTAGTAACTTCTGATTCAGTTATATTAGTAACCACACAACAATTGGTTAATGGTGGACAATACCCTGCTATTGTTACTGATAAAACAGCTGGGTCATTTGTTATCAGAACTAACCAAGGAAATAGTATTACTGTGGCATACTTAATCATAAATCCAACTGCATAATGTCAGTATACTTAGGAAACATAACAATTGGTAATGGAAACTATTTAGGTAATCAAAATATTACTGACGATAATATATTCATGCCAACTACAACGACTACTACGGCAGCACCTACAACAACAACGACAACGGTATATCCACCTGAATATTGGAATGTAAGACAATGTGGAACAGTAAGTCCTATTACACAATTAGCTATTCAGTTTATTTCAGTACCATTAGAAGTAGGATATGCAGTAAGACCTGTAACAGTACCAGGTGGAACAACAAGATTACCTGGATATGAAAACGGATGTTGGGAATTATTATCAACTGCAACAACTGGTATCCTTTGTGGTATCTTAGGCCCTGCAGTCAATTGTGCACAAAGTGCATGTAACACAACAACAACTACGGCAGCACCTTAAACAAATTATAAAAAAATAACTATTTCTAAAAATAGTATTGTTAAAACTAAAATAAAAGAACATGAACGCAAAACAAGTATTAAATAAGATAATGACACTTTTGTCTAAAGATGAAATTGAATTAACTTATGCAAAATTAGCAGACGGAACGATTGTTGAATCTGCAACATTTGATGTAGGTGAAGACTTATTCGTAGTATCAGAAGATGGTACTAAGACCCCTGCACCAAACGGAACACATGAACTTATGTTGAAAGATACAGAAGGAAATGAAACTCTTTTAAAAGTTATCACAGAAGATGGTAAGATTGTAGAAAGAGAGAATGTAGAATTAGCTGACGCTGATGCTGATATGGTAAAGGTAGAATCTATACCACAAGCAGACGGAGCTAAGCCTGTTGAAGATGTCCAAATGGCAGAAACAACAGAAGAAGTAGGCCCATTACCAACAACTGGTGACGGACAACCTGCAGATACAGAAGACGAACCATCTATTGAAATTGAATTGAAAGATATGGTTGCTAAATTAGCATATCGTATTGAAGAGATGGAAAAGAAAATGATGGAGATGGCTGAACCTAAAATGGATGAAGAAGTAGTAGACAAAGAAGCAGATGTAAAAGAAGAAGATGACATTGAAATGGAACTTCCTAAATTAGATGGTGCACCTGTTGAAACTAAAATGGCTTCAGTAGAATTAAACAAGAAAAATTATGGTAAGAAAACTATGAATTCACAAGATTCATTCTTATCTAAACTTTATAAATAAAATTATTAAAATCATTAAATTAAAAAAATGAAAAAACAACAAAATTTCACAACTGGACAACCTACAATTACTAGCACTTACGCTGGTGAATTTGCAGGTCAGTACATTGCGGCTGCATTATTAAGTGCAAAGACTTTGGATAACAAGTATGTTGAAATTCACCCTAACGTGAAATTCAAAGAAGTAATCCAAAAATTAGAAGTATCT